TAATCCCAGAATCGTGCTTGACAAAAAGCACATACAGCGTGCCCGTCACTTGTGCAACTAGATATCAACCATGTATGGTTCCAGCTAAAACTCTTAGAGCTCTTGCGGCATTGTTGGGTTACCATTTTGTCAACACTTCCGAAGTTATGGCCACTCTATTATGCACTATAACATTAACTCCAAATGTTACTCTCCTTGTTACATTACTTGACATGTCCATGTCTATGGTTTGACCAGCAAATATAGCAGATCCACTTTCGATTAATCCGTCACCAAATGACTGTGCGGGATTATACCACGGTGCATTAATCTTTAATTTTCTGATTTGTTGCTCGGAAGTCAAATAAGTATTCATGCTTCAATACCTATCTTTCTTGCTAAACTTAGAACGCTTGCCATTATTGCTTCGTCAGCAGTGTCCATATGTTGCTTTGATCTTACTTGTTCAACCAATGCCCAAAAACTAACCGACATGGTTAGAGTTTTATGAACTTTGATTTCTTTTGTTTTTTTAAATTGTTGTGTCATGTTAAGTCCTAACAAAGTTTGTATTTAAATTAATACACACACACACTTCATATTTTGAGACTAAAACTCCCCAAAACGATTCTTCTAAGTTTCAATCGTTTTAGGGACATCCTATCCCAAAAGCTTACCACCACACAAAGCCAAGCCCGTAATGAGATAAGATATGATAAGATAGTCATAATATAACAGTAGTGGAAACAAAGCAAATTAGGGGTTAAGGGGGGTTCCAAAGGGGGGATAAGGGGTAAAGAAACAGTTTTAAGCTTATTTATTGTGTAAAAAATATGGTTGGAGAATTTAAAAGAATATTTTTTAAAAATTATGATAAAAATGGGAAATTAAGTAAGTATGAATTAACATTAGATTGGTCACTAGATAGCATAATGAATATGCACATTTATGATAAAGATGATAATGAATTATTTTTTACGGAAGTTGATTTGGATTGATTGAGTATATTGTACTTTTAGCAGTTGGTGTCGCTGGTGTTTGTGGCATTATCATTACAAAAAATGTATTTGGATCTGATCAGATTCACGGAAAATTGAAGAATAGATACGTATCTTATATTGCCGATATTGAATCCGACAATAAAAAATTAACAGGGAAGCTCAATAAAATGAAGCAAAACATAACCATTAACCCACAAGATTTTGATGAAGCAAACCCGTTAAGTTCAATTTCAGGATTAATTTCTCAATTTGCACCCATGTTACCTAAAAATATTCAACCATTACTACAAAGTCCTGAGGCCATGGGATTTATTGAAAAGATGATCAAAGATAACCCTGAAAAAGTTACTGATTTAATATCTAAATTTGTAAAGAAACCCAAAGGAAATGAAGCACCCGATACAGATCTTCAAAGCGTGTAAAATTGGCAACGAAAAAGGATCTTATTGCACGGCCTGCTATGAGGGGTGGGGGCTTATCTTTGATGGGGAAACAGTTAAAGTTGACAAGTGCGGTTTTTGTAACTAATGGTAAAGATTCCAAATGAAGCTCTTCTTATTGGTGGTGCAATACTTGCGGCTTTGGTTCTCTCTAAGGGTTCAAGCTCTTCATCAATTCCGTTCATCAATCCCTTTTCTGATCTGCTTGCTAAAACTGAAACTAAAGCTATCCAAAACCTAGGATCTAACATTGATACCTTAGAAAGTGCAAGACAAAGTAATATTGGAATCGCTGAAAGTATTTTAGGTTACGAAAGAGGAATAGCAGATATTAAAATCTCTAGACAACAAACAGAATTAGATAAGACACAACAGTACATAGGACAACAACAAAAAATTCCTTATGCTGGTGGATTTTCAGAACTAGCACCTAAAGGGGATTGGCAAAATTCCGCAAAAGCATTACTTAGCAGAATTACAAATACAAATCAAGGCCAAAGCGTATTCCCAGATTTTAGATTAATTAATAATCAACAAAATTATAATATTGTTGCACAACAGGCAAGATATGAAACAGCACAACAAAACATAGAACTTGCAAACCAAACCGTATTAAAACAAATTAACGAAATTCAGAAAATAAGTGACGAATACGAAAACACTTATGGTGATATTAGCCGATATAGTTAAATTAGTTAACGCTTATCGGCTTTTATGGTCTCACTTAATACAATTTTAGCCGTAGGGGGAATAGGTGCGGCATATTTATTATTTAAAAGTTTAGGCGGTGCAAGTGGTATTGGTTCCTCTATTGGTCGTGGAGCTTCTCAATTTAGTGAAAGTATTGTAAGCGGTTTAACAGGTAATGCAATTACAAATTTTGATAATCCATTAAACACATCAACACCAGCAGGCTTTAGATTAGATCCTAATAGAGGACAACAAAGTTATGATGATTATATTAATTACAAAGATGATCAAGGTAATACACCAACAGCACCCTCATCACCCGACGACGATCCAATCTCTTTTGTATTTCCAACAGCAAGTGCAGATTCAAACCCGTTAAATTATTTTAAATTTAACAGTGGAAATTTCTTTGAACAAACACCAATAGAACAAAGATTTCCAAACGTAAGAAAGGCCACAGCAACAGAAAGATCCCAATTATCAAATCTAACTGGCGGCCTATTGGGCGGTTTCTAATTGGCTTCTGCTAAACAACTAGCCGCAAGAAGAAAATTTGCAAAGATTATGAAGTCAGGCGGATTTAAGAAAAGAAAAACGAAAACAGTACGAAAATCGAGGACCAAATTGCGAAAAACAACAACAACAAGACGAAAAACGACAACTTCAAATAAGGCAGCTCCACGAAAGAGAACTATGGTTAAACGAAGAACACGATATACAAGATCTGCTCGTAAGGGTGGTATGCGTATCGGATCTTCACTAAAAACAGGAATTATAGGAGAGGTAGTGAAAGGCATTGGTGCAGGTTCACTTGTAGGTCTCGTTATGAGTAGGGTCGCCCCTAATAGCTCAATAACTCCGATCGCAAGTACTGGAGCAGCTTTTCTTGCTGGAGGCGTGACAGGTGGAATTGCACAGGTCATACTTTCAGGCGGTTTGTCTTCCTTTGGTTCTATGTTTGGTGGTGCTTCCGCACCTGTAAGCGAGGTAAGTGTATAAAATGGCTATTCCAGTCCAACGCACATATTTAGCAACTCCCGTTGCTCTAAATGCCCCTGTCTTTGCAGTCGATCAACAAAGTCTACAAAATAACTTCTTAACGCTAACCCCGAACACTTTGCAGGATCTTGTAAATAATCCAGATCCAGCGGCAGGATTATTGTATACATACACCCTGTTCAAGAATGGAAATTCTACTGCGATCCGTGCGTTCTCAGCAGCTTCATCTGCTCAAACGAGTGGCCGAGTCCCTGTTGGAATCGTTTCAATGAGTTCAGGCAGCTATCAGTGGAGCGTGACCCAGAATGCAGGTGCGGTAACACCAGTTACTATACTTGTAAGATACGGTTCACAACTCAACTAGGAGTAAAACTTTTTCATGCCTTTTTCTAATAATATTGTAAACAACTTTCAGCTCAACAGTGGTAACACTCCATTACTTTATCCAATACGTATCACAGCACCAGCAGCTCCTTTAGGAACTAACTTTGGTATATCATTTCCAGATCAATTTCTTGGCAGAGCTATAAGTCTCAAAATTACGAATTTAGACGGGGCTAATGGGTGCTTTTATGATTACAACCTTAATGGCCAATTCAAACCATTAGGTGCTTCAAGCTTTGATACAATAGATAATACTATTGTAAATTATCTTACAATTCAATCAGGTGTGGCCGCTGGCGTATTAGTTGAAGCACAAATTTTACCAGCATTAAGATCAGAAGTTCCAACCGAGGTCATGGTCTAATGTCATTTGGTGGTGGTGGTGCAAGTGGTGGAAAAACCAAGGCACATTTGCACACAAATAATTCTGATGACGGTGGATCTTTAGATTCAACCAGCTTAATCAATGATGCTCCAATATTTTCTTTAGTGGTGGCACTATAATGAAATTAAAGATTAATGGTTTAATGGACGATAAAGATATTTTATGGAAAAAATTAAAATGTAAATGTGATAAATCAGATATTGAAAAAACTTTTCCTTTAGGAAATTGTAAACATTGTCAATGCCAAGCTCAACAAGATTCCATGCCAAGAGAATCATTTAAAATTAATCACAATGAAATTGATAAAGACGGAAAACAAACAGGTAAAGTAATTGTAAAAGAAATAAAAGAAATTACAATAGATAGAGAGCCGATCTATAATTCGATTAGAGGTTGGAAATTTTGACAGTAGGTGATGTTGTTAATATTAGTATGGCTATTGGTGACACTTCGTACCAGCCAGCCGCAGGAATTGAAATCATTGTATTGATGAATTATACAGGTAGTGTGACTTTTTATTTTGGTCACACTGACGGCGTACAAGATACTTCTGCATATTGTCCAGCAGGTACAACTATGGTAAATTATATTAATCCTACTTTTGGAAATAAAGCAGGGTTCACAAATGCAAGATATTATTACAATACTTCAACTAACGCAAAAAAAGGTTTTTCAGGTATTCAAATAAAATAAAAGGGAATTAATCCCAGAATCGTGCTTGACAAAAAGCACATACAGCGTGCCCGTCACTTGTGCAACTAGATATCAACCATGTATGGTTCCAGCTAAAACTCTTAGAGCTCTTGCGGCATTGTTGGGTTACC